TGTTCTCGGGCGTGAGAATCACCACGCCACAAGCCTCGCAGGGGTGGGGCCCTGGGCCGGCGATGCGCAAATACTCGCGGTATTCGTGGGCTGTCTCAGTGGCTGTCTCAGTGGCTGTCTCCATGGTCTACGCTCCACAGGCAAGAAGGAAGGGCACGACGGCCCAAAGGGCGGCGGTGCCCGCAAGGGCGGCCGCGAAGTCGGACGCGTCGGACGCGCGGTAGGTGCTGACAGTGCCGGCCCGGTGGGCGCGGAGACGGTAGCCGGTCGCGAAGGACCGAAGGCTAAGGGTGAGGGTGGAGTCATTGAGGGAGAGAGAGAGTGTCATTGGGTGTGCCCCTTGTAGGTGGGGAGGTTCATCCCCCCCGCCCGATGATATTACCGAGGGGTGGCCATTTGGTCAAGGGGGCAAAGGGCCAAAGTTGTCAGGAGAATGTCAAGAGGTTGGAAGGTGGGGTCGCTCGCCTACCCCGCCTGGAACCGTCACCCCTGACGGTTTCGCCTGGAGTTCGTCGGCTCACGGTACTTGGTGCAAGCCCCTCCCGAGAAAAAAAACGACATGCTGTTAGTGACAACATTTTTTTGTAGAGGACAGGGGGCTGCACCAGGGCCTGGTCACGTCATCCCCGCCCCTCAGGTATCGCGTGAGCTGTCGGCCGGATGCGCGCTCGCCCGGGGAGGGGGGGGGTGCCCCAAAAGTCCAAAACAACCTTTACCACCCCTATAAAGCCAAATCCTTGCGTGCTTACGTTACAATAGCGAGGGAGGTCGAATGTACCCGAGCACTTCAGCGGAGCCGATGACTCCATCTCAGATCGACACGGCTTTGTACCAGCTGGCGTCGGATGCGATTGCGTGTATTGAGCGCACTCTTCGTGGCAGCATCAAGCCTGTGAAGGCTCAGGTGGACTGTGCTTGGCGGGTGTTGGAGATTGCTCGTGATCGTGAGTGTGAGGAGTCGTTGAAGGATTCGACGATCGCGGATTTCCAGAATGTTCTTCAGCTGGTTGAGCCTTGACGGAGGGGGTACTCCCTGAAGTTGAGGTACACGTACCTGCTGCGGTGCCGGCCCGATTTCGGGAGGAGACGTCGCGTCTTCTTTTAGACCGGGCGAAGTTTTGCCAGATGCTGCGCATCAAGCACAAGCAGCGTCAGCGGTTTGTGCCGTTCGAGCCGAACGAGGCCCAGCGTGCGTTGTGGTCGTTGATGGATGAGACGAACCGTGTGATTGTGATCAAGGCTCGCCAGGTGGGTATTTCTACGGCGGTACGTGCTTGGCAGTTTCACCGGGCGTATACGAGTCCTCATCCAGAGACGTATGCGGTGTTGTCGTTTCACGAGCGTTCAGCGCGGAATCTTCGTCGCATGGACCGTCGTTGGTTGTCGGAGCTTCCTGGGCCGTTGCAGCGTGATCTTGAGGTTGACAGCTCTGAGGACACGGTGTTTAAGGATACCTTGGCGGGTTTTTCGTCGTTCACGACGGGGGGTCGTGGGGGTACTCGTTCGTTCGAGTTTACGGGCGGTCACTTATCGGAGTTTGCGTTTTACACGGATTCGGACGAGGTTCTTGCCCAGACGATTTCGACGGTCGGGGAGGGTCCTGTCATCATCGAGTCCACGGTCAACGTGCCGGGGGATGCGTTCCACCGTTTGATCGAGGGTGCACCGGAGAACGGCTGGACGGTGTTCACGTATTGGTGGTGGCAGCACGCGGCGTATTGCGACGACAATCTTCCTGACGGGTTTGAGCCGACGGAGGAGGAGGCGGAGCTTGCGGAGCGGTATGGGTTGAGTGATGGGCAGTTGTGGTGGCGTCGTCGTCAGGTAGCGACGCTGGGCACGCACAAGTTCAAGCGGGAGTACCCGGGTTGTTTGGACGATGCGTTTCTTGCTCGTGAGAGTACGTACTTTGACCCCAGGGATCTGGATCAGATCGATACGGTATGGTTCGACACGCCTCAGCGGGAGTTCTCCCCCCCGAAGGAGGAGGCCCGGTACGTGATCGGTGCGGACGTCGCCGCCGGCGTCGGGCAGGACTACTCAGCGTTAGCGGTTGTAGAGCTGGGGTCTCTTCAGCCCGTGTACATCGAGCGCAGCAACCGCATCTCCCCGGTCGAGTTTGCTGCCCGTCTTGCGACGGTTGCCCGGAGGTACAACGAGGCGTTGGTGTTGTGCGAGGCGAACAACCACGGACACGTTGTGCTTCAGGAGCTGAAGCGGCTTCATTACTCGAAGCTATGGAAGAACGCCAAGGGCAAGCCGTGGATTACTACGGTGCGCAGCAAGCTCGATGCGTTCGAGTGTTTGCGGGAGCACGTAAAGGCGGGGATTATTTTCGCTCTCGACCAGTCAACGATGCACGAACTGAGGGGCTTAGAGGTGCGGCGGGTCACGCCTGCTGCGCCGCCAGGTTTGCACGACGACCTTGCCGTAGCCCTTGCGCTCGCCTATCGTTGCGTGCGGAGTGCTCCGCTTGCTCACCGCCGGGAGTCTGCTGCGGGGTATATGGACAAGTTCATTCGTGCTCGCCGTGTCGCTCGCATCAAATCTCAGGCGTTGCCGTGGAGTTTGAATAGATGATTACCCCCAGCATCGCCCGCACGATTTACGAGCAGCACGAGGTTTATTGGAACGATCGTCGTCCAGAGATGCGCCGTCTACGAAATGCGTATCTTATGCGGTATTGGCAGCGGAGTGTGAGCTACGACTCCAGCTTGTTGATTGAGACGAGTCGTGCGTATGAGCTGATCGAGAGCTTTGTGGCGAGCTTGTTCGTGAGAGATCCGTCCGTCGTCGTAAAGCCTGACCTGCGGGGGAAGGGCGATCCTTCTATTACAGAGAACGTCGCCAACAACTGGTTGTTGAACACGCGACGGGAGATTGAAGACGCCCTTCGGCTATCTCTCATCTACCCCTGGGCAGCGATGAAGCTCACGCCGACCAACACCAAGGACGTGTTGAGGCGTGTAGAGATTACGCCCGTCGGCCCTTGGGACATCATCGTCGATGACGCCGCATCGAGCTGGGACACGCAGCGGTTTGTGGGTCATCGGTACTTCATGCCGCTCGAAGACGCGAAGAAGAAGTACGGGTCGAAGCAGTACGCCAAGCGCAGCTTCGCCCGCTACATCGACTATCAGGACGAGTCCGAGATGGTCGCCGCCTACCGTCGGGATGAGGACCCGGTAACAAAGCAGATCCACGACTTCATTCTTGTCGTCGAGTTCTACGACCTTGTTACTGAGCGCCTTCTGGTGTGGTCTCCAGATTTCTCAGAAGGCCGTCGCTTCCTATACGACGGGATCGCGCTGGAGGTCGGAACCGACGGGGAGCCGGATACGGAGAAGTTCGAGGGCATCCCTTTCCGGACAGCTTCTGACCGCCCGGTAGTACCGATCGTGCCGTTGTATATGTCTCGCGAGCCGGACGAGCCGTTGCGGGGCTACAGCGCGTTGCGGCGTGTGTACGACCAGGTTGTAGAGGTCAACACGATCCGCACCTTCCAGGCCAACGGCATCCGTCGGGCAGCTCGGCAGTGGATGGTGGAGAAGGGGGTCTTGGACGAAGAGGCGATGAGCAAGATCGCCCAGGGCCAGGACGGCGAGTTCATCGAAATCGAGTTGTCCCCAGGGCAGGACTTGAATCGTGCCATTGCTCCGGTGCCGCACAGCCCTGTTCCCCCTGAGCTTCAGGTGTACGAGCAGCAGGTAGAGGAGGATTTCGGTCGTGGTTCGATTATGGCGCCTTTCACTCGGGGTGAGGCGACGAAGGCGACGGCAACAGAGGTTACTGCGCTCGCGGCGTATTCGGCGTCGGAGATAGGCCGGATGGCTCGGGAGCGGGATGCTGCCATTGCTCAGTGCGCTCAGACCTATGTGGTGATGCTCGCGACGTTGATGGGCGATGACGACGAGATGGTTCGTCTTGGTAGTCGGGTGCAGCTGCTTCAGCCCGAGGACTTGACGGGTGATTTCGGCTTCTTTGCCCAGGATTCGGGGTCCACTCCGATGTCCGAGGCGGTCAAGAAGCAGGAGCTGATGAACCTTGTGCCTGTACTCCAGGCGCTGGGGGTTCCAAACGAGACGATTTTGAAGAGCTTGGTGCGCGTTTACCGCCTGAGCGAGGAGTTTTTGCCTGTCGATCTGCCCGAAGCACCGGGTCAGCCGCCTTCACCGCCGGGTCAGCCGCCTGGGGCACCCATGGTGCCGGGCGAACAGGTGCCGGGGATGGGCGTGGCGCCCGGAGAGATCCCTACCCCGGGCTCAGTACGGGCGGTATTGCCTGACGGGGGCGTGATTTAATGCCTTTGTACGAGTATTCTTGCCGATCGGGCCATCTCATCGAGAGATTGTCCAAATACGAGCGCAGATTGCAGTCTATCCGGTGCAAATGCGGCCAACCGGCAGCCCTTGTGGTGTCGATGCCGGCCAAAACCGCCTGGAGTTGGGGAGATTCCAAGTGGGATGGGTTCCACGACCGTGGAACAAACGTGACGTACCGCGATAAACGGCATCGAGAGCAGGTAATGAAGGAGCGAGGGCTCCGAGAGCTGCGTGAAGGCGAGGTTGAGGCGGAGCAGCGCCGCGTCATGCGCGAACACGAGCAGCACGAGACCAATATGGCGACTTTTCAGCGTGTTCTGAAGGACACAGGCAGCTCATCAAAGGCAATGGCCGAGACTTTCCCCAATCCAGAGGTGTGACGTGGCAGATGAAGTAATCCAGGCCGCAAATGACATGACCGCAGCAGGCGATGAGCTTCAGGCAGAAGTTGACGCCGCACTTCCCCCCGTTCGCGGCCTGTTTTCGCAGACCGCCGCAAATGCGCTGGTGAGTGCCGCCAACGCCGCCCTCACTGCGGGCGGATTCGATGGAAGCTACCCGGAGTTCGATACCGATCTGACCGAACTCCCGGCTGAGTTCCTTCGGCTGCTGATGATGCTGTCGGATGCCGCTGCCCAGGTCGCGCCGGACATCGTGATCGACCTGAGTACCATCGAGGACGACAGAGACCTCGCGATGCTTGCGTCTCAGCTTCAGCAGCTCGCCTCGAACGCTGAGTTCCAACAGCTCATGGGCGGCCCCGGTGAAACCGAGGTCGTGGCCGAGGCTGTTCCTGCGGCACCTGCCGCTCCCCCCGAAGAAGCCCTTATGATGGAGAGGATGTAAATGAGCGAAGAGACAGCAGCACCCGCCGTAGAAAGCGCGAGCGCGGACACGGCTGCCGTCGAACCAAGCCCTGTAGACGAGGTTGCGGAAGCGACCCCGGAAGATGCTGGTCGGCGGAATCCGAATCCCAACAAGTACAAGCAGGAAGTCGAGCAGCTTCTGACGGCGTATGAGAAGCGCCAGGCGCGGCAGCTTCAGGAGCAGCGCGAAGCCGAGAAGAACGCCCCCCCGCCAGAGCCCCAGGGCCTGTTGGAAGGGGAGTCGTGGGATCAGATTTACTCCAGTCAGCCCGAAGAGGTGCAGCGGGCAATGGCTGAAGTCCGCAAGGCGTT